GTCGCGTTGGTGATGGCCGACATGGCCTTGGAAACGCCGTACGCGGATGCGATGGCGACCTGGGTGCCGACTGCGAGGGTGATGGCCATGGGGATCTCCGGGTGTCAGTTGATGAGGGTCTCGGGCGCGCTGGGCGCGGTGTGGAAAAGGGCCTGCATCCGCAGTCGCACGCGACCGACAGATGCCTCGCCCTCGGTGGCGACTTCGCGCTCGATGCCCAGCAGCTGCAGGCCGTAGGGCGGGGTGCCGGCGAACAGCAGCGTGAGCCCGGCAGCGGCCAGCGCGTGCAGGGCGTCGTCCAGATCTGCCGTGGCGCGGGTGCTGCACTCGGCCAGCACCTCCAGCACGTGCTGCTGGTAGGCGCCGGCCAGGTCGAGCAGCTCGACGTTCTCGCTGCCGGCGGTCACGCGCCAGGCCGGCAGATCGGCCTCGGCCAGCGGCCACAGGCGGCTTGTGTAGACCCGGCCAGCGGTGGCGGTCATGGGCACCAGCAGCGCGGCCAGCGCGTCGATGACTTGAGCAGCAGCCAGCGCCATGCTCAGGCCCTCGCCAGCGTCAGCCGGACAAACGCGCCATCGGGCGGCTCGGCCCGAACGGCGCGCACGGTGTAGGTGACGCCGGCACGCGCGAACGTGGTGCCGGCGGCGGCGGTGGACGCATCAGCGGCGCGCACCATGGCGCTGGGCTCGCTGGTCAGGATGTCGCCGAAGGCGTCGATGGTCTGCGTGTCGAACATGGCCAGCACCGAACTGCCGCCCAGCGTGCAGCGTTCGCCGAAGTCGGCGAAAAACAGGCTGGTGTCTTCGGTGAAGGCCATGGCGTCAGACCGTGGTGCCGGGCTCGGGCGGCTTGGGCGTGGCCTTGCGCATTGCGGTGCGCACGGCGCTGACCTGGGACTCGCTGGCGGTCCACAGACCCGGGCGATTGCCGCGCGTGGTCGGGTCGTCCTTGGCGTCCACAAAGAGGGCCTTCCCGGCGGCGCAGATTGCGCGGGCGGCGTCGGTCTCGACTTCCACCAGGCTTTGCGCCGGCAGGAAGGTGGGGCCGTCCATCGAGGGGGCGATGGTGGCGTGAATGATGAGGATTTTCATGGCGGGCTCGGTGGCGTTGATGGACCCCGCGCCGCAGCGGTGAGGCTGCAGCGCGGGTCAGGTCATCAGGCGCGCAGCGCGTCCAGCATCGCGGCGAACGACGCGGCCCGGCGCACCTTGATGTCCACGTCCTGCAGCGCCACGATCCGGCGGCCGCCGGCGGTTGCCAGGGCGTACGGGTCGAGGATCAGGTCCAGGCCGCCCCACATGCCGATCATCAGGTCGGACCAGTTGCCGAAGGCGATGGCCGAGCAGACGCCAGAGCTGGAGCCCTTGGTCAGGTTCGACGGCACCGCGTTCGTGGCGACAGCGCCGTAGCCGTTGACCTCGTTGTCCATCCAGACCGGCGTGCCGTTGGTCGATGCGAACACCTGCGTCAACTTGAGCTGGGCGCGCATCTTGGCGTTGGTCACGTACGCCATGTTGCCAATGTCGGCGTTGGCGATGGCGACCGCCTCCTCCAGGGAGACCATGTGCGCGTAGGTCGGGGCCAGGCCGTTGGTGCCACCCGCCACAGCGCCGATGCCGGCGGTGTTGATGACGCCCGTGGGCTCAGCACCGGAACCGCTGCCGGCCAGGCCCACGCGGTCGATTTCCTGCGCGATGCCCGAGGCCAGATCCATGCGGACCAGCTGCTCGATGGCGGGCGTGGTCTGCAGCAGCGTTTTGCGGCTGTAGTCGGTGAACATGCCGACCGTCTTGGGCGTCATGGTGACCTGGCCAAACGCGGCCTGGCTCTCGGTGACTGCCGTGGCTTCCGCGACCCAGTAGGTGGAGGCACCAGCGGTCATCGACGGGATGGCGATGTTGCCGACCAGGCCGTCCAGCATCGTCACACCGAGGCCACCGAGCACCATGCGGGCGCGCAGCAGGTCGATGAAATTCGAGGCCAGCAGATCGGTCGAAACGAGGTGCCCACCGGCGGTGGTGGTGCCGACCGACAGGTCACGCTTCGAGCTGCCCTGGAGCACGTCCAGCGGCACGCTGTAGCCGGCCATGCGGTGGCTGGCGTGCAGGCCCTGCTCGTCGATGGGGCGCTTCTTGCGCGCGGCGATGCTGGCCTCGATCTCGAAGCCGGCGGCGTGCTGCGCCTGGCGGTCGTTCGGCTCCAGCAACGCGAACATCAGGCGCGAGATGGAAAAGTTGCGGATTTCCTTGTCGGTCAGGCCGATGACCGGAGCCTCGGCGACGGTGGCCTTGCCCGATGCGACCAAGCGCTCCAGCACGGTGGCGCGGAAGGCGTCCACGGACTGGTTGCCGTTGATGGCGGCGTCGGCCTCGGCCTGCAGCTTGTGGGCGTCGCCCATGGCGCGGATGGCGTTGATGCGGTCACGCTCGCGGGTCATGGCCTGCGACTCGATGACACGGATATCCGGCTGCTGGGTGGCGGCCGGGGCGGCGGTGGTGGTATCGCTCATGGTGGGTTTCTCCAGGGGTTGAGCGGTTGCGGGGGCCTCGGCGGCCAGGGAACGATCCAATCCGACGGTCGGATCAAACGGGATAGCGACGTAGGAGACCTCGTAGGGCTCCCAGGACGTGACGCGGAACACCGGGGTGCTGCCGGCCTTGCGCTCGATCTTTTTGCCGCAGGCTCCGTCCAGCAGATTCAGGAACTGCGAGCGGCTGCAACGGCCAGCGGCTTCGAGGTCGCGGCGCGCGGTAGCGAACGCATCGACCGGGATCTCGCGCGTATCGGTCACGCCGTCCGAACGCTCGAACTCCTCGACCATCTGGTGCACGACGTAGCCGACCGAAACGTCCTTCTTGATGCGCTCGGCCACTTGCAGGCGCGCCTTCTGGCTGTCCTCATCGGAACCGAACCGGGTGCGGATGTAGCCCTTGCCGTTGGCGACGCGGGGCTCCAGGGTCGTGCCGACGTGCCGCTCGGGGTTGTGGTCCAGCAGCACAGCGGCACCAGCCTTGAGGCGGTCCATGCGCATCGCGCCAGGAGCGTGCGACAGGATCTCGATGCCGTACCAGCGCTCGCCCTTGTCCCACTCCGACGAAAAGCTGATCTCGAACACGTTCGGGTCGGTCTCATCGACCGCCCGCGTTTCGGCATCCGTCAGATAGCGGCGTTCTTTGAACATCGGTTACTCCATGCCTCTGCTGGCGATGAGTTGCAGCCGCATCGCGCGGCGGCGGCTTTCTTCTTGGTCGTCGTCCTCGGCTTCGGCCGGGTCGGGCTTGGCGGGCGCGGCATGCTTTGCTGCCGGCAGGCCCTTCGTCTTCTCGGCCCACTCCAGCAGCTCGGCCAGGATCTCGTCCGGGTCATCACCGTTGGCGACGATCTCGCGCTGCGGGCTGGTGAGCCGGCCCTCGATGCCGCTGCGCTGCGCCTCGATGTGCTTGAGCGGGTCCAGCGGACGCCAGCGGTGGCACTGCCAGGTGCTGGCGGCCAGGTACTGCGGCATGCGGTCGAACGACAGGCCCTGCATCTCGGGCGCTGCGATCAGGGCATTGCGCATCCACGCGGCGTGGATCGGCGCGCAGAAGTGGTCCTCGGAGAACCAGACCTGCATCTCGCGCCACAGCGTGCGCTCATCTTCGAGCCCCAGCTGGCCCGAGCTGTAGTTCACGGCTTCGAGGTCGTTGCCCAGCGTGATGTAGGCGACTTCAAAGGCTGACGCGACGTTGCGCAGACAGTCCTTGATGAACTGGCCGTACTCGATGTTGGGGTAATCGGACTCGAACGACTGCGCCGTGTAGCCCGGGGGCAGCTTTTCCCAGGTGCCATCGTGAAGCGTTTGAAACGGCACGCCGCTGGCGTCCTGGCCATCGGTGAGCTGGTCCACGCCGCTGACGTTGGGCGGGGCGGCGTTGTCCGGGTCTTCCTGCAGCCAGCCGCCGCGCTTCGCGCTCTCGCGGGCCTTGTTCAGCCCGGAGCTGGCGAAGTCGGCGGCCTGGTACAGCGACTTGAGGCCAGCGGCCATCCACGGCACGCCGCGCAGCTGGCCCGCCTGCTCGGGAATGAACCCGTGCAGGATCTCCTCGGCAGGAATGCGCTTGAGGCCACGCGGGGTGGCGGTGGCCTCGAACACGCCCATCGTGCTGGTGGCGGGGTCTTCGCTGTGGATGTAGTAAGCGAGCACGCGGCCCTCGGAATCCACCTCGATGCCCTGGCGCACCTTGCGGCCACCCGTCAGATCGGCGCGGGTGTTCAGCGGGATCATTTCCGGGGGCAGCAGCTGCACCTGAAACGCATGCGGGCCACGGCCGGGCAGCAGGCGCACAAAATACTCGCCATCGACCGTGAGGTGACGCAGCGCCAGGCGCTGGATGTCGCGCCAGGTGTAGCGGCCCGTGATGTCGCAGACACCACGACGGCCCCAGGCGTCCCAGGCGGACTCCAGCGCATCGTTGGTGGCCGTGCGAAGCAGGCCCGAGGTGCCGACGCGCACGCGCGCCTGGTAGCGCACGCCACGCGGCCCGAGGATGTTCCGGCGGACCATGCCCACGAAGCGCCGACCCCAGGGGTTGTTCATCGCCGCGTCACGGCTGCGGGCGCGGGCCACGGAGAGGCCGTACTCGGTGCTGGCGTTGATGTGCAGGCCGTCAGCCTGCCAGCTCGCGGTGTCGTGGCCGGTCATCGCCGCCAGGAGGGAGCGCTGCTGTGCGCCTGCCGATGCAGAGACGCGGGCGGCACCCTGGAGCTGGCCTTCGGTCTGCGCCTGCTGCACTGCAGCCTGCGGCACGAAGCCGAGGCGGTGGGCGATGCGTTGCAGGAGACTGGGCATGCTCAGCATCGTGCCGAGCGCGGCGGAACTTGCGGGGGTCAGTTGTTCCGGGTCAGGCCACGCGAACCTGCAGCACTGAGCCGTTGCGGTAGATCTCGCCGACCGCAACACCACCCGCCGACGCGGCGGCATCGTTGGCGTAGCTGGCGGTCAGGGTCTGCATGTCCAGCAGCTGGGTGTTGCGGTTGCCGGCGCCCTGGCTGACAAACAGCCGAGGCACCAGGGCCGGGTTGACCATATCGCCGTAGTTGACGATCAGCCCGCCCAGGACGCTCATGCCGCCGACAGATGCGCCGTCGTTGATCTGCACCGCGTACGGGAACCCCGTGATGATCGCGCCGCCGACGTCCTCGAACGTGCACCCGATGAACGTCCAGCCGTCATACCCGGAGCTGGTCCCGGTCTGGTTGAGGCTGATGGCTGCCTGGGAGTGGAACGTGCCGAGGCCCGCGTCGAACTCGCAGCCCAGCCAGGTCAGCTCGCTGATCTTTGCCACACCAGAAGCGCCCTGGCTGTCGCAGTACACATCGACGCCGGCCTGCAGCTTGCCGGCCTGGCGGATCTCCACGTTGTCGAACGTGCACTGGTTGATGAAGGCGTTCCCGAGGTTGGCCGCGATCATGGCAACGCCGTGCCGGCCAGCGGCCAGGATGCGGATGTCCTGATACCGG